GGCACCAGAACCAAAATTCTCAATGCACGTATCAACGCGCCCGCCTGGCAACAGCGTGATGGCCGCTTGCGCAGCAACCGCAAGCGCATAAGTAGTTACCCCAATACGTAAATTCTCACCTGCTGAAAACGTGCCGGTGACAGACGCAAACATCAAATACCCGGCTGCTGTACCGGCAGTCCAAGTGCCTGAGCTAACAGCCACCCGAGTAATGGTGGCCGTTGCGCCGCTGGTTTGACCAGTGATGATGTTGCCCTCAACCAGCGCAATAGTGCCGGTATTAAAAGCCATCTCAAAGCCCAGGGGCACCAGGGTCCAGCCGCTGGTTGTGGACTTGTAGATGGCCATGGCCGTGTTGCCGGCGTTGTTGCGCCAGGCGTAGACAACTCCGCCAAAGTAAACGACGCCGCGAATTGGGCCAGAACCCGGCACAACGGTGATGTCTGCGCGGTAAGCGTCAGCAGCCAGGTTCAGGTATTGGGCAGCTTGCAGGCTGGTCGTGCCCGAGGCCGCGCCCAGGGCGGTCAGCGTGCCTTTGGACACGCCGCCTACTGTAAGGGTTTCGCCCACCGTGAACGAGCCTACGGCCTTGGTGTAGACCAGCTGATTGGTAGACGTGGAAATGACGTAGCCTGCCGCAGCCGAGGTGTTGCCGACGATCGTATCGCCAACGTTCACGGTGGCGCTCAGGTTGACCGTGATGATGCTGTACAGGGCGTCAGAGGGGTTGGGGCGGCCGTCGTGCCGCTCGTACCCGGCAATGCGGGTGTAGCCGCCGGTGATGGATGCCTCGAAGTTCAGCGCATCGCGCGCGACGCCTGGGGGCAGTGACAGGGTAGGGGTGACCAGATCGAGGCCACCGTTCATCCTAATCAGGTCGTATTTAACTGGAGCCATTCCTTGTGCCATGGTATCCCTTTAAGCCAGCGGGGGTCCGCTGACAATGGTTGGCAGCTGGTCAATCTCCATGCGGGAGTACAGGCGACGGTACTCATAATCACCGCGCGAAAGAACTTCAGGGGCAGACTCGTAGCCGGCGTAGTACATCATGGCGCGGTACACAATGATCATGTGGAAACGGGCTGGTATACCTGGTATGTCAGTGTCTGCTGAGAGACTGACAGGCTGTGTATAGTATTCGCCATTGATCGTATAGATTTGATCCGGCGTCGAGCCGAAAGCCAAATCTTTGTTGGGCGTAATCGAGACCACCACAGGACGGGCAAGCGTGTTGCGCATGTTGGCATAACGGTACAGGTTTCTGTACGTCGTCCAGTCCATGTAGTTCATCAACTGCTCGTCTCTGTAGCTTTGGCCAACACTGGAACACCGGAAGCTGTCACGCTTCCAGTTTCCAAAATCAGTCAGGCCCGCGTTAGCGGCGGTGTATTGAAATTGAGACGCGACCGTGTTAAATGTAAAAGGGCTTCGCAAGAACAACCAATCTTCTTTGCTGGTCTGGAGATCAATCCAAGCCTGCTGCACCCAAGACACCATGCGAGCCGATTCGCCGGTCTGGCTCTGAGCTGTGGTCAGCGCAGGGCCAGAGACGCCGCACTCTACACGGGCTTGGTTGACAAGTTGAAGGAGGTTCATGCGAAGACCCTATTAGGCTTGTTCAGCCAAGACGTTTTGCAGCCATGCACGGCCACGGGGGTTCTTGTCTTCAACCAGGTCAAAGGGATAGCTCAAACCGTGGCGTGCAACCATGTCGATCTGGTCAGGTGCAGACGGATTGCGCGTCACCTGGGTGTACTTGGTCTCCTTCATGCGGGCCAAGATTTCGACATACTTGCGCTTCACGGTTGTGGGCACACCCCTGATCAAGGGTTGATTCATGCCGTTGCAATTGACAACGACATGGTTGGGTTGATTCTCATCAGTGGTCGAATGGACCATGACGGTTACCAGCTCGTTCATGAAAGCCTCATCGGCTGCGAGCTTGCTGAAATCACGCGACTCGGCCACGGTCTCAATGACCGGTTCGTCGTCGATGATTTCCATTCCTTGGACGGTGTTTTTCTTACTTGCCATCTTTATTCTCCAGGGGGTTAAAAATCCAAAAAGCAGACCACCCGAAGGCGGTCTGCATAAACTCTTCTAGGAAGAGGATGACAACTTACAGGGCCGAGCCAGGCATGACCATGCAGTCGTAATAGGCACCGGTGATGCCTGTTGCGCTGAGGTCGGTAGTGGCTGGGGTGAACGTAGCAGACGAGCTGGTAGTCACCTTGATCAAGCCAACCAAAGTGGTGTTGGCGGTAGTTTGTGTAGGCACAGGGCAGGGATCGCCAGCGGCAACGATAGGACCTTGTGTGGTCGTAATGGTGCCGGAGGTGTTGATCCACACGCCGAACAAACAAGCCTGGCTGTTAGCCAAGGCAGTGCCTGTGCTGAATGCCAAGTTGTCGGTTGCGTTCTTAGACTTGAACACACCGTTGTTGGTGAAGGCCAAGGTGTTGGTGGTTTTGAAAGTGTTGGCGTTGGTGCCTTCAGCCAAACCAGCGGCGGTCAAAGAGACGAAGCCGCTGTTAATTTCTGCGATGTTATATGACATGGTGAGATTCCTTAAAGAAGGTTAGGAGACTGTGGCCGAGAACGGAGTTGCTTCCGTGCCGGTGGCTTTGGTAAGTACCTTAACCAGATACGTACCTGCGATTGCGTCAATGATTTCAATGACGTCACCAGCAAATCCACCAGTTGTAGTACCGTTGAGGGTGATGGTGTCATCTGTTGCGGCAGTGGCGTAGCCAAGTACCGCAGCAGCGCCGTCGCTGATCACAAAGGCGCGTCCAGACATTACGTCGGTAGCATTGTTCACCTTGATGGTGGTGCTATTCGATGTAATGGTGGTGCCGATGAAAAAGCGAAATACCGAACCAGTGCCGGTCGCATTAGGCAGAGTAACTGCGCAACCTGCGGCTGCATTGATTACGTTCATACGACCGCCGTGGACATCACGGGTGCAGGTTAGGGTTGCGCCAGTAGATGCAAGAGGTTCAGTGGCAAGCACCGCGCCAATCACGTTACCGGTTAATCGCCCGTTGTTAATAAGGCTATAGAAAGCTGGATTGCTCATGGTGTGTTCCTTTGGTTAGACGGGGCGTTGGCTTAACCAACACCCCTGATCATTACAGAGCGGTCACACCGGCTTCGATACGAGCCATCCAGGCGTCGTTCAAACGCACGGTAGCAAACCAGGTCGAAGCGCCCACGTAGCCAAATTGGCCCAATGGGTTAGCGTGGTTGGTCTGAGATGCTTTCAACACCACAGGCTTGATGGCAGACATGCCCTTCAATGCGACTTGGCCCCATGCGTCTTCACCGATAACGATGAAGGGATACACGTCGACGTTGGCAGCGCCAACAGACAACATGCCGCTTGAACCAATGGAAGCACCGGCAGCCAAGAAGGACTTCAACAGCGGAGAGCTGATGAAGCGGAAGTCTTCACATGCACCAACTTCACGATCGTGAATAGGCTTGAATGAACCGTACTCTTCCACGCGGGTGAAGCCTGGCAGGTTACGAATGTCGCTCACTGCGTCTGTGTGGCAGAACACCACATAGGCAGGTTGCACAGCGCGGGTACCGAAATTCACGCCAGGAGCCAAGCGGCTAGTGACGCGGCGGCAACGGTTTGATTCCAGGGTACGGGCTGCTTTACGAATGCTGTTCAAGCTGATTGCTGTGTTGATCGCAGAGCGGCTAGAGCCGTTTGCGTAGATCACAGTGGAGCCAGCCTTCAACACGCCGTAGCGAACCAATTCCATCACCTCAGCCAAGGTCTCGCCAGTCAGCTTGACCATCTCGCCGGGGATGTCGTCTTCGTACAACTGCTCAGTCTTAGAGCTGTACTTGAACAACACACCGTACTGCTGGAGCTGAACGGACACGTCCTGGAACGTGATGGTGTTGGAGTTAGGGGTCACGCCTTCAGCCAACACGAAGTTGGATGCGGTGATGTCAGGAGTACCAACATAGCGAGTGGAGTTCTCGATTGTGGTGCCTGATGTAGATGCGCCGAAAGGCAGAGTACGACGGAACACCAAAGTGTCTGTCGAGTTCTGCGGCATTTCGCGCTGAGTACCGAAGTCGCCCAAGACGGTGATGGGTTGGGCGTGTTCCAGCATGCCTTGTGCGGCACGGATCAAGTTCCGTGATGCAACTGTGCCGTAATTTTGAATAGCCATGATGTGGTTCCTTTAAAAAGTTTTCAGTAGCCTTGACGCGCTTTTTGTTCTTCGCGCTTCTTGGCCTCGTAGTTCCAAAGTTCTTCTGGGGTCATTGAGTCAATGGTCTTAGACTGGCGTGACACCCCGGGCTTGGTCGATAGCGCATTGGAGAGCGTGGCCTTACGTTGATTCTTAATCTGGTCAACTGTAGACAATACCGGAGTCTTCTTCGCGCCTTTGTAGAGATCAAGAATCTTAACCGCGTCGGCAGCCTTGGGGCTGTCAATCAGGTTGTACACGCTGACCGGCTGTTCGTTCATCCAGCTCAAGAACTCTGGGCTGTTAACGGTTTCCTTCCAGTCTTCGTGCTTGGTCTCTAGTTTGGCGTACTCAACGGCTTCTCTCGTTTCGTTACGGATCTGCTCAGTGCGCTGCTCGATCAAAGTGTTTATTTGATCGGACGAAACGTTCTGACCAGTCTGTCCTACGCGAGAAGAGACGTACTCCTCCATTGCTTCAGCCCACTCAGGGAAATCATCTTTAAGTTGATTCCACTTCTCCGGGTTTGCACTGGCCGTGCTCACTTCAGCTTTCGTTGGGGCAACAATCTCAGCTTGCTGACGTTGACGTGTACCCGTTCCTGGTGATCGGTGAAGATGCATGGGGACAAGTTGCACTCAAAGGCATGTCCGCGATCAAGCCTGTAGTTCTCAAGGCTT